GCGGCAGGGGGGGGCGATTCATCGTGGATAACGTCGGGCACCGGGACCGACCCCCGGCATTCGCACGGCCGATCCGGCGGGCATGGCTCGAAACGAGCAGGGCAATCCGGGCCAGGGGTACAAACCATGCGTGGCGGCTGGTCCGGCGCAGGGCCGATCATGGCCGCCGTCATCTCGCGCAGCCGGTTGGGCTTGTCCGCCGCTGCGTCTAGCTCGGCGTCCCAGGCTGCCACCGCCTGCCGGTGCATCTCCTGCTGCCGCGCCTCGTCCCACCGCGCCGCGCCCGGCTCATCCTCCAGCGTGCGCGACGGCGGCGCCATGTCCACCGTCCGGCCCGGCAACCCCGCCACCACGAACAGCGCCCGGATCACCTCCAGCACATCGCCGCGCGGCACCGTCAGGCGGCTCCCCATCGTCGTGCCCTGCATGTGCACCGGGCCATCGCCGTCCGCCCAGATGTGCAGCCCACCAGCAATTTTGCTCGGCATCTCAGCGCCTTTCGGGGTCGGAGAAATTTTCGGGGAGAAGGTGTGTGGGGGGCCCGGCGGAGGGACGAGGCGCGCGTTTTTGCCCCCGGGGGGTCGCCTGCCAGCCTGGGCTCATGACCCCCCCTGCCCCCCTGCCTCGGGTGCCTCCGCCCCACCCGCTCCCTCTGCAAGGGAGTGGGCTGGCTCGGAATGCCCTTCGATTACAGGGGCTTGCAGGGCCTGTGCCTGTCGCTGTGCCAGCAGTGTGGCAAGACCCGGGTCCAGGTGCAGGTTCAGCACCACTCCGGGGCCTGGTGGGGCCTGTGGTCCCATGTCCAGGCCGCCTATCCGGGACTGGGCCATGGCTGCATCCAGGGCCACGCGCTCACTGCGGGCCTTCCGGCTCAGATGCCGTATCACCGCGTATGAGCCGGCCGCGTCCACTGCTGCACACTCCCTGAGGCCTTCCATCAGGGCGTCGCGGACATCCTTGCGCTTCAGGGCGCGTGATGCGGACACGCGGGCCGTTTCGCCTTTCCCGTATCCTGCTGCGGTTCCGGCCTGCTCGCGGGTGAGTTCTCGGCCGCGCGAGGCTGCGTGGACGATCACCTCCACAAGGCGGCGCTCGCGCTCGGTCAGGCCTGCTGTGGCGTTTGCTACGGCGGAGTGGCTCATGACCGGTGCGCTATCCAGAGCCTGGATGGGCGAAGCAAGGGATGGTTGGTGCCCTGGTACCTGGCCTTCTCGCGGTGCTTCGAGCAGTACGAGCATCCCTGGGCGGTGGGGGCGTCGCAGAAGGCTGCTGGCTTGGGTGGCCTCTCACTGTGGGGCCACATGGGCCACTGGCAGGTGCGGTGGCGGACGCCTGCGGGGGGCTGGTAGGCGGTGGATGGCGTGGGGGCCTTGGCGAGGCGCTTGGCCTCGGCTGCGGCATCACGGGCGCGCTGGTTGCTGGTGGGAGTGCCGCCGGTGCGGAAGTGCCAGAAGTCGATGTGGCTCATCGGGTGGGCCGCTCGTCTCTGCCCTGCCCCGCGCGAGGCGTCCAGAAGCCCGTTTGGGGTGTCAAGTTACAAACGGGCGTCGTTTGGCCGACACGCTGGGGATGCGCGGCGGTGCTGGGCATTCCCATGATTGAGACGGGCGAGGCGGTGCCGGTCATTGCGCGTTCAGGGTGTCCCGCGCGGTGACGGAGCCCTTGAACCGCACGGTGCGCATGGCGGGCTTGGTGGCGGTCTCGCCGGTCTGCGGGTTGCGGTAATCGCGCGCGGCGATGGTGCGGACGGAGAACACGCCAAATCCGGCGAGCTTCACCGGGCGGCCGGATTGCAGGCCGGCGGCGATGCCGTCGAGGGTGGCGGCGATGGCGCGCTTTGCGGCGATCTTGGTCATGCCGGTGCGCTGGGCGACGATGGCGGCGAGGTCGGGCTGTGTGATGGCGGCGCGCTGCATGGCGGTGCTCCGGGTCAGGCTGCTTGCTGGAAGCGCTGGGGCTGCTGGCCGCGCTGCGGATAGGGCCGCGGCGAGCGAACCTCTGCGGTGGTGTCGGCGCCTTCGGCCTTCGCCCGGTCGATGATCCCGTACAGCGCGTCGACCAGCCACGGGCGCGGGTGGCTGTCCGGCTGGCTGACCTGGTGCAGGATCTCGGTGGCGTGCACCCAGCGCACGGTGGGGTTGCGGGCCTTGACGACAGTGCCCAGCCATTCGCGCCACCAGCGCTTGTCCTGATCATCCTCGGCGCCGCTGACCCACTCGGGCGCGAGTTCCTGCACCAGGTCGCCGTGGTGCTGCTGGATGTGCACCCAGCAGGCCGAGGGGCCATGCTGCCGAACGAGGCTGAGATAGGCGCGGGTCACGGTGCCATCGACAACCCGACGCTCGAAGCATGCGATCCAGGCGGATTCGGCGCTGAGGGCATTGGCGGCAGAGCCCTTGGGCGCAGGGATCAGCTGCCCTTCCAGGTTGATGACCGCCAGCAGCTCCGCGAGCTTCATCCGGTCGAGCATGTGGCGCTCCACGCGCTCGGCGAGCTCGGGCGTGAGCCAGTGGGCGGGGATGCTCTTGGCGACAGCACCGGCATAGGCCTGGAGGTGGGCGCGATTGCCCGGCAGGCGCGAGGCAATGAGGGAGGCGAGATGGGCAAGCCAGTCCTTGGAGGTCATGGCGTTCCTCAGTGCAGCGGGAGTTCGGGGATGGGCTCGGCCGGGCGCGATTGGTCGCCGTCGCGCCAGCGCTCGTCGTTCAGCCAGGTCGCCGGGTACGGGATGAATTTGCCGTCTTCGCGCTCATCCCAGCGGGTGAGCAGCATCGGGGTCAGCAGCCGATCGGGGTCCCATCCGGCCTGAGCCAGCTGGCGTTCGTAGGCCTTGCGGGCGGCACCCTTCCCGACCTTGCGGGGGTAGTTGTCCCACCAGATCGTCCAGTGTTCCTCGATCTGAGCCGCCGGCAGGCCCGCACGCCTCCTCGCCGGCTTGGCCGGTGAGGGAGCGAGCGAAGCGAGCGGTGAATCTTCTACTGGTGACTGTAGCTGTGAAGGTGACGCGGACGGGCGCGCGCCCGCGTGTGTATCCTTCTGGAATGCATTTGCATCTGCATGTGCATCTGGTTTGCATGCGCTTTGCTCGCTTCTTGCACCCCATCGTGCATCTGCTGCGGCCTTGCGCTTGCTGCTCAGGTCACCTGCCTTTGCACGCTCGACATCCATGCGCTTCTGATGCAGGCGGTTGTCGGCCTCCAGGGTGAAGAACTCGCGTACCGCCGGCCCAACGTCGCGATCCCACGCCTTGCGCTCGGTGCGGGCGATGCCAGCCAAGGCGCGGTCATCATTGGGGAGAGGACCATTGCGCCAGTAGTGCATCAGCATCAGCAGGTATGCGCCGTGCTGCGGGCCATCCAAGTGCATGGTGTCGGCCAGATAGTCGCCGATGTAGAGCGGCATCCATGCGTCGTTCTTGCTCATGCTGCCATCCTTCCGCCCGGCCGCGTCGTGGCGTAGCGCCAGAGGGCCAGGGCGTCGGCTGCGTTGTCGTCGGAAGGGGCCCAGCCCTGCGCATGGCACCAGGCCATGGCGGCTGCTTTGGCCTTCTCGGTGCCACCGAAGCGGGCGCGGCCTAGGACGGCCATGCGCCAGTCGTCAGGGCGCGCCTCGCGCACCTCAAGCTCACGGCGGTAGCACCAGGTCTCAACGGCGAAGGCGAGACCGAACTGGATTCGGGCGGTGTTCGCGCTGGTCTGCGACTGCGGCGGCAGCGGCGCTTCCATGATGACGCGCTCGAAGTGCTGCACGTCGTGCAGGTCCATCAGCGCGTCAAAGAGAGCGGCGCCGATTGCGCCATGGCCGCTGATGCCCTTGGGGAGCACCAGCACGCCGTAGTCCGGTTCCCCGCCCGCGCGCCCGCAGGCCCACCCAACGCGGGTGGACAGGTCCAAGGCCAACACCAGCGGGGCGGGCATCAGTGCGACACCGGGCGGTCTTCGGGATTGCCCCGTGCCTTCTTGCGCCCGCGCGCCGGCTTCTCGCCATCAACTGCCATCTGCTGCGCCAGGAAGGCCTGACCGCGCGACCAGCCGTTGTACCAGGCCTGATGCAGCGGGGAGCCGAGGGCATAGGGCGCATTGTCGCCGGCGGCACCGGCCTTGCCGTCCTCATAGCCGCGCTGCTCGGCCTCGAACTCGTTGTGCTCGTCGGCGGCCTTCTGCTTCGGCATCTCGCCCGCGAACAGCGCGCCCTGAGTGCCGATCGGCATCTGCAGCCACGCCATGTACCGGGCGAGGTCGGCAAAGTCGGCGTCGCGGCGGTCCTTGTCGATCTTCGTCAGCGCGATGGCGGCCGACAGCTGCGCGGTGGCGATGCCGGCGGCCTTGGCGCGCTTCATGGCATTGCGCACCTGCGCCTGGGCCTCGGTCAGCACGGTGCGCGCACGGGACACCGCGCGGTAGTGCTCCAGGAAGGTTTCCGGGGTGAGGTTCGACTTCGGAGTCTCGAGTTTTTCAGCCATCAGTGCCTCTCAGGGTTGCGCATGGCCACGGCGCTTCAGCCGCTTGCCATTGCGATAGGGGGGCGGCTCGTGCCGGCGGGGCCTGGCGTTCGCGACGCGGCGGAGCGGCATGCCGACTTCCAGGACCGTGACGATGATGCCGCTGTCCGGCTGGAGGACCACGCGCACCTCCTGGCCGCGGATCACCACCAGCCACATCTCCCGGCCGCAGGGCTGCCGGCGGAGCAGCAGCGCGCGACGGGCCAGGATGTCGGCCTGCACGGCCAGCGTCTCCTCGCGCGTCGGCACGAACCCGATGCGCTCCAGACACCGATTCAGCGCGTGGGCGCAGAAGGGGTCGGTGGGCATCAGCGGCGGCCGAAGGCAAAGCCGAGATTCAGCGAGCCCTGAGCCGGGCCGCGAGACGAACCAGCGCCGAGGCAAGCCTCTGCCCACCCGCGCAGGCCCCCAGCAGCAGCGCCGCCAGCATCTCGATGGGCTGAATCAGACTTTTGCTGGTTGGCAAGTGCGGCACGGGTCATCTCCAAGGCGTGGGCCTGGCGCAGCTCGCGCAGCGCGAGGTCGCGCTTCTGCGCGGCCAGGATGGTCTTGTGCTCGTGAGCGGCCACGAAGGTGACGCGGTTCCACCAGTAGGACTGCACGCGGCGCTCGCTCAGGCCGTAGCGGCGGGCCACGTCGGGAACGGCCTGCTTCAGGCCTCCGAGGGCCGCGCGGGAGGCGATGACGGCCTCACGCACGATGGCCGTGGCTTCCTCGGCCACGGCTTCGGGACTGATCCGGGGAACCATGACGCGCAATCCTTTGCGGATGAATCGCCCCAGCACGCAGCGGAGGCAGGGCAAAAAGCCCCCCGCCAGCAGTGAGGAGGCGCAGGGTGGAAGGGATGGAGGCGATCATGCCGAGTGATCCGGCTGGCCGGGCTCGGCGGCATGCGGCATCGTTCCGGGGTGTGAGTCCTGGAGGGATGACGGATGAGGGTGTTCTTGCTGGGTGTCCCGCTGATCCTGGCGAGCCAGGCTCTGGCAGCCCAGCCGCACGACAAGGACGGCAGCCGATGGCTGATCGATCAGACGGCTGTACAGGCTGTGGATCGCATGCGGCCTATAGCGTTGGCCTGCAGCTGCGAGGCCCGCTCGGCGCGATGGTGCGAGCTGGCAATCCAACGCATCCAAAGCGACGCCGACCGACGCGCCGCCGGCTACGCTTCGGACCCCGAACTCAAGGCTTACGCCTCTGCGGTCCTGCGTACGGCTGTTGGCGTGACGTACTCCAATGTGATCAGGGAGTTGGCCGAGACCTACGAAAGCTCCTGCGCGGAAAACAGAAGCTGGCGATCCGGTTTGAAAGCATGGGACGACGCCCTGCTGAACGGTACGCCTGCCCCAGGCGCGCCGTGACATCACGCCACCTGCTCAACAGCGGCGCGTCTGGCCCTTCGCGCGTTGGCCGCAGCGTAATGATCCGCTGCGGTCACCTCGCCATCGGTCAGTTCCTCGATCGTCGCGATGGCCGATGGACGCGGTATGGCGATACCGGCCGACCAGCGGGCCAGGGTGACGGGATGAGCACCGGTACCGGCCTCGATGACCACTCGGCGGGACCGATCTGCGGCAAGCCAATCGCGGAGAAGCATGGCCGAAGCCTACTAGCATCTATCGCTAGAAAGCAACCGCTATCGCATCCATCGCTAGTGAGGCGGTCGGCTACCTATAAGTGTCCGCAGACGCGTAGACGCCTAGTCGCCTAGTCGCCTGTGCAACGCGCTGCAAACTGAGTTCCTACTAAGGACGAACAGGGCACCCTGATGCCGAAGACGCCGCCCCTTACGCCCGCAGCCAGCCGCCTGAAAGAGCTGCAGGCCCGGCGGCTGAAGGCGATTCGTGAGCTGCTTGAGCCGTTCCAGAAGGACGCCGCAGAGGCTGCTGGCGTCTCTGAGCACTCTTGGGGCCGCTACGAAAGCGGACAGTCCGAAATCAATCCGCTGGCTCTGGCCTTCTTCGTGAAGAAGTACCCCGATGCCACCGCCGACTGGGTGCTGACGGGCGACATGCGAGGCCTGAGCAACGAAGTCATAGATCGCCTCTACCAGGGCTACCCGCACGTCGTCGCAGCCTCGCGAGACGACAGCGTGGCGCTTTCACTCCTGCCCGCGCGGCCTTCTCGCAGCCGGCGAGCATCGCGCACGTCATACAAGGAAGTGGTGGAGTAAAGGGCATAACGGGCGGCGCCGCAGGCTGCGGCATGCGCATGTAATAACGCGCGAGCTGCTCCCGAATAAGCTCCTGCGTCAGCCCCTCCAGCCCGCTCCCAGGCGCGGCCACTACTCGCATCCCTGAGCAGTCACGCCCCTCATCCACGTCAGGAGCGAGAGCCGCCGTGCCCTTCACCTCCAGCAGCATTACCGCGCCGCCAGGTCCGTACACTACAAGATCGGCGCGCTGTCGCATTGCTTGAGACGACCCCCAATGTTCACGGTAAGTTCTCGTATGCCATGGCGCTAACGCCGATGCACGCCGGAATATATCGTCTGGTGGATCGCTTTCCGGGATAAGCAACCCGTGAGTTAGGCATGCCTCACGGCCGCCTATCGCATCTATCGCTAGCAAATGTGCTTGCTGAATAGCGATAGATGCTAGTAGTGTCGCTCTGCGCCCTCACGGCGATGGAGAGAGCGATGCCCCTTCCAGATACGATCACAGCTGCGAACGATCCGGGCCGACCGCTGAGCCGGGCGGAGGTCGCGGAGAACGCCACCCGCCCGCTGCGGAAGCGCGCCGATCAGGCCAGCACCGACCTCGACAATGCCTTCGAGCATGTCGAGACGTGCATGGGCGAGGCCCTGGCCCAGGGCGACAAGCCGCGCTGCGACATCCTGTTGCTCCGCATGCAGCTGGCCACCGCCATCCTGAATGGGAGGGCGCAGTGAGCGACACCACCGGCCTCCCCCCCGTCCCTATCGCCTACATGGACGTGATCGCCCTCATGGCCTCCTTGGTGGAGCTGGAGAAGGAGCACGGGCGCCAGGCTGAGCGCCACGGCGACCCCATCGGCATCCACCAGATGCACATGGAAGGCGCCCGCCGGCACCGTGCCGTCCTGGCCCAGGCCCTGAGCGACCTGCCCTGCTGGCGCCGGGCGACCGGGGAGCACGCAGCATGAGCGTCACCCACACCGAGCTTCTGCACCTCCGCGAGGATCTGCAGATTGCCCTGGCCGTCGCCCCGCAGAACGAGCGGCCGAAGATGGCCTTCTTCCTCGACGTGATCAGCGAGGCCGAGGACGCGCAGAAGATGCGTCCGGCGCTGGAGCGCATCGCCCAGGGCGCGGCCGCGCCGCAGTTCGTGGCGCGCAGCACGCTCCGCTCGCTGGAGCCCGGCGGCGACGCGCAGCTTACCTGGAGCGATATCATGGCGCTGGGGGATCGCGTCGAGGCGCATCCCTATTGGGGCCCGCTGCTGCTGGGTTCCGTCCTCGGCATGGCCCTGCTGCTGTTCTACGGCGCCGCGTGGGTGCTGACATGAGCCTGAACACGCAGCAGTTCATTGCTCAGAACACCGGCGAGCCAACCTGCCGCAAGAAGTTCAGCGGCATCCCCGGTGTGGAATTGGAGGGCGACACAGCCCCGGCGGAGCCGCGCATGGAATACGGCGTTCGTTCTGCCGCCCTGCGCAATCTGGCGGTGGGGGAGTCGCTCTTTGCTGCGGGCGCCTATGGCCAACGGAGCCTCTGGCAGTCAGCCGCCGCCAGCTTCGCGCGCCGCCACGGTTGGAAATTCACCACCAGGTCGGTGGTGAAGGACGGCAAGGAAGGCGTGCGCATCCGGAGGGTGGCATGACTCGCATCACCTCCCCCGGCATCTACGAGATGCCCGCCGCCGACTATCACGCGGACCCGTGCGAGGTGCCCAGCCTGTCGGCCAGCGTGGCGCACATCCTCGACACGCAGAGCGCCCGGCATGCTTGGGCCGCCCATCCGCGGCTGGCGCCGCATGACGACGAGCCGGAGGACACCACCAGCGCGGCCGAGGAAGGCAAGGCGCTGCATAGCCTGATCCTGGAGCGGGAAGACCGCATCGTTGCCGTGGACGCCGCCGACTGGCGCACCAAGGCTGCCAAGGAGGAGCGCGACGCCGCCCGGGAAAAGGGGATGATTCCCCTGCTGGTGAAGCGGGCCAAGGTGGTGCGCGCCTGCGCCGCCTCTGCCCTGGAGCAAATCGGCGCCTTTGACGATCCGCGCCCCCTCTTCCCTCTCGGCGGCAAGCCGGAAGCCGTGATGGTCTGGACCGAGGAAACCGTCTTTGGCCAGATCATGTGCCGCAGCCGGGTAGACTGGCTGCTGTCATCTGGCATCGACGACCTGAAGACCACGGCAGGCGACGGTCACCCGATGGACTGGAGCCGCAAGGTTGTCTCGGCCGGGTATGCCCTCCAGGCCGCGTTCTACATCCGGGGTGCCCAGGCGCTTGGCATGCGCCCCAAGTATTTCCGCTTCGTCGTGCTGGAGACGAAGCCGCCCTTCGGCCTTTCCGTGGTGGAGCTGGGCGCCGAGCACATGGCCCTGGCCATGGAAGCGGTGGAGCGGACCATGGAGGCGTGGGCCTGGAGCATCGCCAACGACAGTTGGCCCTCCTACCCGAACAAGCCTTTCCGCACCGACCCGAAGCCATGGGAGACCGGAGAGGCGGAGACCCGCCACCAGTTGCGCCGCGGCTACATGCACAGCGATGCCGCAGTGCTCAAGGCAGGAATGCCCTTCGCATGAACGAGAATCCCTTCACCCCCGCCAATGAGTTCACGGACCCGCACGGGCTGTTCGTGGCGTTGGTCGGCGGCCCCAACAGCGGGAAGACCTATTCGGCCCTCACCATCGCGCGCGGCATCGCCGGGCCTGACGGGAAGATCGCCGTGATCGACAGCGAGGGCGGCCGCACGCTGCACCTCAAGGATCAGTTCGCCTTCGACGTGGTGAAGCTGGACCCGCCGCACCGGCCCATGCGGTACCTCCGCATAGCCCAGCGGGCCCAGGCTGCAGGCTATGCGGCCCTGGTGATCGACAGCTTCACCACCCCCTGGCGCGGCCTCGGCGGCGTCCTGGACTGGCAGGATGAAATCCTAGAGGCGGTGGTTAGGGCGCGGCGCGAGAAGGCGGAGCGCATGGGGTGGGAATTCGACGAGGAGAAGACCCGCAACGCCAACAAGATGGCCGCCTCCATCGAGCCGAAGATGGACTGGAAGCTGATGGTGGCCGGCCTGCTGGGTCTCTCCATCCCCATCATCTTCAGCATCCGCGGCGAGATGACCTTGGACCCGGACACCAAGAAAGAGGTGTTCAAGGCGCAGATGCAGAAGGGCTTCCTGTTCGAAGTCACGGTGTCTTTCCGCCTCTCCACCAAGGCGCGCGGCGTGATCGACCTTAGCCAGCCCGATCTCTACAAAATGGAGAGGGCGCACCGCCCGATCTTCCGCGATGGCGACCTCATCAGCCTGGAGCACGGTGCCAAGCTGGCGGCATGGGCGCGCGGCGAGGGAGCCGAAGCGCCGGAACCAGAGCCCCAGCGCCAGCCTCTGCCGATCATCAATCCATCGGGCGACCTGGTGGAAGCGAAGTTCGAAGCGCAGTGGGTGAAGTGGGGAGAGGCCTTCATCGCCAAGCTGGAGGACGCCCCTGCCCTCGGCGGCTGGCTCCGCTCCATGGAGCCGCACCTGACATCGCTGGAGAAGGCCGGGCACGCCCGCGCCGTGCAGCACATCCGCGACACCGCCAGCGCACGCCTGGACGCCCTGGCCGAGCAGCAGGTCGGAGCCGAGTGATGCACATCATCGAAGTGACCTGGCGCCACAGGAACGACTTCAAGTTCGTCGCCTACTGCCGCCACTGCCAGAAGACGAGCCATCACGGCGATGGGTACGCCGATGCCTTCTACCAGCAGCAGGTATTCCCCGCCCGGCACTGCGAGCACTGCGGTGTGAACGAGCACGGTGAAGCCGCCTCGCAGGAGCCCAAGGCATGATCCGCTCCATCATGAAGTGCTTCCGCCGGTCGCCCCGCCGCGCCGCTGCCACCAGCGCCGCCGCACCCGCCGCCGTGACCGTGCCGAAGGTGATCATCGCCTACACGCCCGCCTGGGTGGTGAAGTCCATGATGGCCGCCGGCGGGCTGGTGTGCGTCGGCGTGCTGGTCTGGCTGCCGGTCTATGCCGACACCTGGGGCAGCGAGCACGGCGGCACCCTGATTGCCGCGCCGGCGGAGGGCTACACGCCCCCTTTCGATCTGGCGGGGCTAAACACCGGGCCGGGGCTTTTCCCGGTGGTGCCTTCCGGCCCCTACCCTACCGGCCCGATGGCGGACCTGACGCCGCGCGCGCCCGGCTCATTCCCTCAGTCGAGCCGCCCCCAGCAGCCGGGCCACGCTGGACATGAGCCGCCGGTGACGGTGCCGGAGCCCGGCAGCCTAGCCGTGTTCCTCGCGGGGGTGGTGGGGCTGGTGGTCGCGCGGAGGGGGGCATGACTGCGGCCGAGACCAAAGCCATCCTCGCTCTGCACGATGCGATGAAGGCCTTGCCGAATGCCGTCCGCGCCCTGACCAGCGGCGATATCGAGGGCCTGGCCCTGCCTCGCACAGACGGCATCGTCATGGCTGTCCGCGCCGTCGATGCGCTGCTGGCGGAGATCTACCGGAACCACACCACGGCCGCCGCACGTTCGGCGGCCCTTGCCACCAGGAGGAAGGCATGACCCCGCCCAAGATGCGGGGCGGCGTATGCCGCCGCCGCCCTTGGCCTCAGCGCGGCGTCGTTGATGCGTTCTTGGCGCCGTACTTCATGCCGTCCTGTGTGCCCTTGATCACCTGCTTTGCGGCGGCGATCGTAAGTTCCTCGCTCTCGTTGCGCGGCTGCATGTTGGCAACAGAGCCCAGTCGTTCAGCGACCAGGCGCCGAGTTTCCGGGTCAGCTAAGCCGAGCATGAGGCCCATGGCCTCCTGCATGAACATGATTTCCAGCCGCATCTGCGTGACGTGTCGAACAAACTCCGGCGTCTCTTCAGACATCCGATTCTCCAACGGGTGTGTGGCACCACGCATGGTGAAGGCAGCACGCTGGGGCTGCAACGCCCCTGCCGTCGATACCCGTCCAACCGGGGAGCAGGAGTGATGGCTGACCCCATCCGCGCCAGCGCCGCCAGCGCGGCCGTGCTTGTCGTGATCACCGCCCCCGCCGGCACCCCGCCGGCCGAGGTGGAGAGCACCGCAGGATTCGCCCTGGAGGAATGGCGGGCTCAGGCCGAGAAGGAGACCCGCCGTGGCTGAAGCCGCCATGACCCGCCAGCAGGTGGCCGAGCGGCTGGGTATCTCCCTCCGCCACGTCCAGACGCTGGAAGCCCGCCATTCGGTACCGGTGCTGCGCGCCGGCCGCCTTGTCCGATACGATGACCTAGCCTTCAAGGCCCTCACGGAGGCACTGCGATGCCCCTCAAGCTCACCCGCCGCGCCGGTTCGTCGGTCTGGTGGATCACCGGCACCCTTGACGGGCAGCGCGTCCGCCAAAGCACAGGCCGCACTGATCGCCGCGAGGCAGAGGATATCCTCGCCCGGCAAAGCAGCCGGCTCCACCGTGCTGCCGTTTTCGGGCAAGAGGCGGTAGTTGAGTGGGGCGACGCCCTCGCTTCCTACCTCGACGCGAACCCGCAGAAGGCCGGTAGCCTCGCCCTGCTGGACAAGCTGAACCGGGTCATGGATGGCAAGCTCCTCCGCGAGATCAACCAGGCCGCCCTAGACCAAGCCATCCGCATCCTGTGCCGCCCCGGCGCCGCCCCGGCCACGAAGCAGCGGAATGTGATCGTGCCGCTCAAGGCCGTGCTGAACCACGCGGCCCGCCGCGGCTGGTGCTCCCCGCCGGCCTTCGAGACGCCGAAGGGTGCCGGCGGCGTGAAGCGCACTCGCTGGCTCACCCCGGCCGAGTGGCGCCGGCTGGAGACAGCCGCAGCCCCGCACCTCCGCCCGCTGCTGGTCTTCCTGGTCGGCTGCGGCACCCGGCTGTCGGAGGCGCTGGAACTGGAGTGGGAGGCGGTGGACCTGGCGCATGCCCGGGCGGTGGTCTGGCAGAAGCAGGGGAACGAGCGGACCCTGGACCTGCCCCCGGCCGTGGTTGCCGCGCTGGCCAACCTGCCGGGCCGGGATGGCCGGGTCTTCCGCACCGATGACGGCAAGCCCTACCGAGACACCCAGCGGACCAGCGGCGGCCAGATCAAGACGGCCTTTATGGGCGCCTGCCGGCGGGCTCAGGTGCGCGGGGTCACGCCCCACACGCTGCGGCACACTTGGGCTTCCTGGCGGATGCTCTACCTGAACGGCAATGCCTTCCGGCTGCGGATCGAGGGCGGATGGGCCAGCACCGATCAGGTGGACCGCTATGCCAAGCTGGTGCCGGACAGCATGCTGCCGGAGATCAAGGCGGCGTGGGGATTGGTGGGGCTTGCCTCGGCGCGGTCGGCGTGACACAACGCTGCCACACCGGTTCTCCCTGATTTAGGCACACCGTTGATGTTGCTACAGATTTCCGCCTCGGACTGCGCCCTTGGTAAGGGAGAGGTCCAGGGTTCGATTCCCTGCAGCAGCACCACCGGCGCCCTTGATAAATAAGGGCTTACCCGACCATCCCCGTCTTCCCCCTGGTGAACGCACTGGCAACCAAAGGCCGGTTCGCGCACCCGTTTTGGCACATTCCTGACACAGCCCCCGGCTGCGTTCCTGAGCCGTGCCAGCGCATGGCTGCCATGCGGTCGATTCCTGGCTTGTTCCAACGGGGTCAGGCCAGCGCAACCTTCCAGTTGTAAAAGGTGGCCTGCCCGGTGTTGCCGTAGACAGTCAGGCGGAAGTCGTCAAAGCCGACCTGATCGACATTCCACCCAGCGGCGCCGCCGAAGCCGCCACTGGGCCACACCATGATCTCGCTCTGCTTCGGCATCCGGCCGAGCCCGTGCGTGACCGTTACCGCCGGGTTGACGCCGGCGGGGACCTCGACTCGGCCGGACGCGCCATAGCTGGGGGCGATGATGTTCCCGCTATCCGACCAGCGCCGGGCGCTTGCGCTGGGCGAGAAGGAAATGTCGCCGCTGATGACGATGGTGTCTTGGTTCGTGGCCTCGACGGCGGGCCAGATCAGGGACGTGTCGCGGCCCCAATTCCGCAGGCTCACCCGCCCGTTCAGGGACAGGCGGTTCCACTGGCCGACCGACCGCACCGCGCCATAGGAACTCCACACGCTTTCCAGGTCGGTAATGGAGATGTCGCTATTCTTGCCGAAGATGCCGACGGCCGTGGCGCCGGGCGGGTTCAGGGTATGGCCGGAATAGACATAGTTTTCATACATGACGATGGCGCCGCCGTCAGAGCCGCCATTTGCCGCGCCGGCGCCCACTGAGCTGTCCACCTCGATCCCCAGGTTGCACAGGTCGAAATAGGCGTTGCTGATCACGGCCCGCTGCGTGGTGCCGACCGACCAGCCATAAATCTGATGGCCGGCTTTGTACCCGTACACGAAAAAGTTGGTGCCCATCACGCCATCGCACCGGCCGGTGCGCAGGGCCACGGCCGAATGGATCATGTAGGCCACCACCTCCACCGCATTCGACCACATGGGCCAGAAGTGAATGTGGTTGAAGCTGGTCACATCGTAGCTCTCGTGAACCTCGATGCCGGTTATGAGCGGCTGGCCGGTGACGGAGCCTATGCGAAGCCGCCCCGCCGCGCCGAAGGCAAGCCGGATGCCGCGCGAGCTATTCAGCAGGCACACCTGGTCAATGAAGATGTCGCAGTTGAGCAAGTGAATATCGAAGTCGTGGTCGTTGGCCACGAAGGGCACGCCGGCTTGCGGCTGCGGCTGGTTCCGAATGTGGCCGATGTCGCGATAGACGCCGCCCGTGGTGAAGGCGTTCCCGTCCCCGAACACGAAGCCAATGCCCGAATGATCGAAGTAGAACCAGGAGCCCAGTCCCCGGGTGCTGAAGGGAGACGGATTGGTGGCCATGCCCTCGCTACCATGGCCCCACATGCGCGGGGCGCGCGCAAACACGAGCATCCGGGTAAGGCGATAGACGCCGCAGTTGATCTCCAGCATTCGGCCCGAGCGGATAGCCTCCTGGATGGCCCATTCCACCGCCACCGTGTCATCTTCCACACCGTCACCGACGGCGCCGAAATCGCGCACACTCAGGGCCTCTCCCATCTTGCCGTAGGGGTCGCGAGATACGGCATACCAGCCAGTCTGGAGGAATTGGCCCAGGCCGCCCCCGCCTCCCCCGCCGTCGCCACTCGGCAGTGTCGTCACGGTGGGCCGGCCCTGCGCGTCGAAGGAGAGCAGCTTGTTCGCGCGCGCCGCCTCCGCCGGCAGGAAGCCTGGAGGCCCTTCGCCCGGGGGCGCCATCAGCGAGCGCGAAATCTCGTCGCCGCGATTGGGCAAGACGGTGGGGTTGCCCTGAGCATCGAAAGCGAGAAGCTTATTCGCCCGGAGAGCCACCGGCGGCACGAGCCCCGGGGCCGCTTCGCCCGGAGGCACCTGCAAGGCCCGGTCCTGCGTCGTGGCGCGATCCACCAGCGCGGCAAATACGCGGTCGAATTCCGTATTGATCGCGCGAATGTCGAGCGTGCGGGACGGGTATGGGAAGTCCGTCAGACGCTCCAGCACGACACGGCGGCGGATGAGAATCCGACTGCCCTCCAGCCGGCCGTTGGTGAATCGCAGGGTGCCGCCTTGGAACCCACCGTCCACGGGGATGCCGATCACGAGATAGCCCGCCGTCAGCCGCACCCCGTCCACGTAAACCTCTACGTCCCGCCAGAGGAAAAACGGAAAAGTAATCGGGAAATCCGTTTGGCCAGCGGTGGCCATATAGGCAACGGCGGGCTCGTCGGATGGAACGGTGACGTGCGCCATGGGGGTCTCCTTCCCCCGCGCCTATCCAGAGCACACCCAATGCTTGCAAGGTTTTAGCCTCCTCTGGATAGGCGGCGGCGGAGGGCCCTATGAGCCGCAGCAAAATCGATGTCGCGAATGAGGCCCTGGCGCATGTCGGCGCGGCCCGCATCGCTGCCTTCGACGACGGATCAGCCGAGGGTGAGCAGGTCTCTCGCCACTATGAAAGCGTGGTCGGCACGGCGCTGCTGACCCCCGGCGGCGCGCCGTTCCGGTGGTCCTGGGCCACCCGGCAGGATCGGCTGACCCGCCTGGACGAGACGCCCCAGGCGCGCTGGGCCTACGCCTATCAGGCGCCGCTGGACTTGCTGCGGCTGCATGCCGTGACCCGCGGCGGCCATCCCATCGCCTACACCGTCCATCGAGACAACATCCTCTGCGATGAGGACGGCGGCTTGGTGGCCGACTACACAATGCGGGTGGATGAGGATGGCTGGCCGCCCGATTTCGCCGCAGCGGTGGCCCTGGAGCTGGCCACCCGGCTGGCTGTGGGCCTGAACGAGAACGCCGACCTCGCCGGCACCCTGGCGAAGATGCTGGACTGGCGCGGGGTGCGCACAGCCGACAGCCAAGCCCGCACCTCCCCCCGTCTCCGCGCCACCCGCCTGACGGCCGCCCGCTTCGGAGGCCGCCCCCGGTGGTGAAGGTCAGGCTGGCACAGACCTCCTTTTCCCTGGGAGAGTTCAGCCCTCTCCTCGCCGCCCGATCTGACCTGGCGCAGTACCGCAACGGCGCGGCACGGCTCCTGAACCGCCGGCTGCTGTCTCAGGGTGGCACAGAGACTCGCCCCGGCCTGCGCTACTTCGCCGAGGCGCCTGCCTCCGCCTGCCGCCTGCTGCCCTACATCTTCGCGCAGGATCAGCGATATCTGCTGGTGCTGCTGCCGGGCGGCTTCCGCGTCTGGCTCCCCAACGGGGTGGAGGGCTTCGGCAGCGACGGCGCACCCTGGACCGCGGACCAGTTGCGGGAAATTTCCTGGGTCCAATCCGGCGATACGATGCTGCTGTTCCACCCGGCCTGGCCGCCGCAGCGTATCCAGCGGCTTGCCGCCACACAGTTCAACCTGACGCCCGTTCCGTGGGAGTTCCTGCCCTTCGTCCGCTTCGACAACCCGGCGGCGGACATGACGCCGGACGGGCTTGGGACCGCCTTCACCATGAACAGCAACGGGCCGGTGTTCAGCGCCGACATGGTGGGGCTGCAGATGCTGTGGAAGGGCAAGCGGTGGACCATCACCGGTGTTGCCGGCCCCACGCAGGCGGGCGGGCGGTGGGATGATGTCACCGAGGGACTGAACACCGAGGCAACGATTGACTGGCAAGAGCAGGCATGGAGCGCGCGCCGAGGCTGGCCCATTTGCGCAACGTTCTTCGACGGGAGGTTGGCCGTGGGTGGCTCCCGTTCACTGCCAAACTATGTCTGGCTCAGTCGCTCCGCCGCCTATTTCAATTTCCAGGCGGGAACCGACGACGGCGCCGCGCTCCAGGAGGTGGCCGCCGGCGCGCAGTCCGGGCGAATCGTCGCCCTGTATCCACAGACGCGGCTGCTGATCTTCACGGATGGCGGGGCGTGGGCATTGTTCGGCAGCACCGCCGGCCCCGTCACCCCTAAAACGGTGGTGCTGCGGCCGGCGGCGGGCATCGGCGCCAAGCCCCTGGCCCCCATCGACGTGGACAGCGCCACCCTGTTCCTGGACCGCACCGGCCAGACTCTGCGCGAGATCGAGATCGACGAGAGCTTGAACAGGATGACGGCCAACCCGGTCAGCCTCCTGGCGGAACATCTCATACGCCAGCCGGTGGCCATGGCCGCCTATCAGGGCAGCCCGGGCCGGCCCGAAGTCTATGCGGTGCTGGTGACGGCGGATGGCGCGTTGACGATCTATCACAGCCTGCGCGCCGAGAAAGTGACCGCCTTCGCGCCATGGGACACGGCCGGCACGTTCGAGGACGTGTGCGCGGTGGGGCCAGACCTATTCGTGCTGACCTCGCGCCTGGGCGTGCTCCGCATTGAACGGTTCGACCATGAGGGCGCGCCGCTGGATTGCTCCAAGCTGGCCACCAGCGCCAGCCGGACCAGGATATTCCCAGGCTTCGGGCATGTCGCGAACCGCCCGGTGGGCATCGTCTCGCGCGGCCATGACCTGGGCGACGTGGTGGTTGGCGCGGACGGCACCATTGTTCTCCCGGACCACTTCCCCGCCGTCTTCGAGATCGAGGCGGGCTTCCGCTTCCGCCAGATCATCCGCCCCATGCCAGTGGATGTGGACCTGCCGGACGGCCCGGCGCGCGGGCTGCAGAAGCGGCTGCTGGAGGTGCTGCTGCAGGTAGACCGCAGCGGGCAAGTGAGGATCGACGGCCGCACGGTGCTGCTGGACTTCATGGGGGACGATGTGGACACGCCGCCGGAGCCCGTCACGGGCGTGCTGCGGCGGAAGATGCTGGGCATCAGCCAGGACGCGCAGTTCGACGTGGAAGTTGTGGGCGCGGAGAAGGTCACGATCCTGGGCCTGACGCGCCGCGTGAGCATCGGGGCCTGAACCGTGGAAACCACCCTAGCCATCGGCGCTTTGGTCGCCACTGCCGCCAGCACCTATGTGGCGGTCGAAAGCTCCAACCAGCAGGGCAAGGCCGCGCGCAACGCCGCCCAGCTGGAGATGCAGCAATACGAGGAGGAGCGGAAGGCGCAGCTTCTCGCCGCCGAGCAGGAGCAGGCCGCCATCTGGCGCCAGAGCCAGCAAGCCCGCTCCGCGCTGGTGGCGCGACTGGCTTCCGCTGGTCGCGACCCCTACGCCGGCACAGGCCGGATGCTGCTGGATGAATCCTTTGAAGAGGCAGCGGCCGACCTGGAGACCTCCCGGGCGAACTCCGGACGGGGCGCCGCGCGCCTGAGCTTGGCCAGCCAGCAGAGCGCGCTGACCGGCAACAGCCGGATCAGCAGCGCCAGCAGCAGCGCCTGGGGTTCCGCGGTCAGCGGTGTCGGCTCCATCGCCCGTACGGGCTACGGCTACATGAGCAGGTCATAACCTATGAGCGGATCATCCTCGGGATACCAGCGCCGCCTTCAGACCCAGGGTGGCGGCGGGATTGTCCGCGGCGCCCCGGCTGCGGAGAACAGCGGCCTCGCCCGCGCCATGGCCGGCCTGGGTGAGACGCTGGGTGCCATCGGCGCCGACATGGGCCAGCGCCAGGCTGTGCGCGAGCGGGAGCGCGCCATCTTCCAGGCCGACGAGGAAGCGCGGGTGGCCGTGATCCGCGACGCGGAAGGCAACTACGTGGTGGAGCAGCGCGACCCCCTGACGCGGGAAGGGCGCGTGTGGAATCAGTCCATCGCAAAGCGGGTGGTGGACGACATGAATAACCGCGCCGTCACCGACGCTGTGACGCTGCGCGGGCAGGCCAGTGGCGACCCCGCCCGGTTCCAGGCGCTCTGGCAGGGCCGGACGGAGGGCGTGGTTAAGAACCTGCCGCAATGGCTCCAGCCTGAAGCCACCGCCGTGCTCGACCGGCTGGGCGCCGAGCACATGCGCGGCGCGGCATCGGAGGCCATCGGCACGGAGCGCCGCCTCCAGGCCGCATCGTGGGGCATGAGGCGGGAGCAACTGGAGAAGGACGGCCTTGGACTGGCCGCCGCCGGTGTGACCGCTGGCCCGGAATGGGAAGCCTGGCAGCGCAACTACGACGCGCACCTATCGGACGGCATCCGCACCCATCAGCTAGACGGGGACGCCGCGCGGGTGCTGCGCGAGGCAGTGGGCGAGCAGACCACCGGCGCCGCCTTCGTCCGGGCCACGCAGGAGCGCGTGAGGGCAGGCGGCACGCGAGAGGAGGTGCTCCGCGACTTCGACGCCAAGGCGGACGAGATGAAGCTCCCGCCGGCGCAGCGCGAGCGGCTGCGCAACCAGGTGGAAGGCACCCTGGCCGAGCAGCAGGCCATCAAGAACGAGGGCCGCACCGAGCTTCACGCCACGGCGGAGGACTGGCAGACCCGCATCGCGGGCGGCGTGCCGGTGTCCCCCGACGAGGGCCTGCGATTGGCGAATGAGGCGGACCGCCTGGGGCTGCCCCGCCTGGCGCAGCAGATCAGGGACACCAACGCCATCCGGCAAGACGCGCAGGTCTATGCGTCCCTGCCCACCGCGGAACTGGCGCGGAAGGCGCAGGAGAACGCAGCGCGGGTGCTGCGGGCCGACGCCAGCGCGCGCGACGTGAAGCTGTCCGACCTCACCGGCCAGATGCTCCAGCGGCGCCGGGCTGCCATGGACGCCGACCCCCTGGCCGCCGGCGCGGGCGTGTACCGCCAGACGGTTGGCCCGCTGGCGGCGCTGGACTTCGGCAACCTGGAGACCATGCCCACCGCCCTGAAGGCACGCGAGCAGCAGGCGCGCATGATCAGCGCGCGAGAGGGGCGCCCGGTGCCGGTGCTGACCGCGCCGGAGACCGAGGGCCTGAAGACCCTGCTGGCCGATGGCACGGCCGACCAGCAGCAGGCATTGCTGTCCAGCCTGCGCGGCCTCTCCCCCAGCACCATGGCGGCGACGCTCGACACGCTGGTCAAGGGCGACCGCACTGACCCGCGCGTGCAGGCCTTCACCGTGGCGGCGGCGCGCTCCGGCGCAGACCCCCGCCAGTCCGCCGAAATCCTGCGCGGCATGGAGGTGATGCGCCAGGTGAAGCCGGCGGCGGTGGATGGCCAGGACTGGCGCCGGGTGCTGGCGGAGGAGATGGGGCCCGTGCTGGCGGGCCGCCCCGACACCCTGGCCCAGGTGGGCGAGGCCGCCCGCGCCATCTACGCCCAGCGATTCGCCACCGGCGACAAGCCCGGCGACCTGGCGGCGAAGCTCGACACCGAGAAGTTCCGCGCGATCCTTGGCGAGATCGTGCCCACCGTGACGCTGGGCGGCGGCTGGTTCAGCAGCGGCCAGCGCATCCCCACGCCGCGCCCTGGCATGACGCAGAGCCAGTTCGATGAAGAGATGGCGCGGATGCCGGCCGAGGCGCTGGCCGGCGCCCGGGCTGCGGACGGCCGGACCTTCACGCCCCAGATGCTCCGCAGCGGCGGCCGGCTCATGCCCGTGGGCGAAGGGGTCTACGAGCTGCGGTATAATGGCCATGAGGTGCTGGGGCCGGATGGCCGCAACTTCCGCCTCGACATGCGGCAGCCATTCCCGGTGCAGACCGGCGCGGCCGATGGGTTCCGGCGCAGCCTGGCGCGCAGCGAGGGCGGGGGCCGTGACCTGGCCGCGCAGAACGCGGAAGGCTTCGTGGGTCGATATCAGTTCGGCACCGCGCGGCTGGCGGAACTGGGGCTTTACGAGCCCGCGTCGGGCGAGAGCCTGAAGGGCAACGAGTGGAAAGGCCGGATCACGGTCCCCGGCATGGGCTCCATGACACTGGCGGAATACAAGAAGAGCGAGGCAGCGCAGGAGCGGGTGGCAGACATCCACTTCGCCCAGATTGACAAGATCATGGACGAGGAAGGGCTTGTCGGCCGCGCCCTCGCCAGCGGCAACGCGACGACGCGCGGCGGCCTGCGGGCCGTGGCGCATCTCGGCGGCGTGGAAGGAATGCGGCGCTTCGTGAATACCGGCGGCGCCTACAATCCGGCCGACAGCAACGGAACCACGCTCGCCGCCTATCACCGCAAGTTCCAGGATGCTGTGTGATGCTGCTGGACATCGGCGCCGAGCGCGTCTCCTCCACCCCGCTGAGCCCGCTCCCCACCGTCCCCGCCACGAACATGGAGCGGCTGGCGGCCGAGTGGGACAACCAGCGGCTCACCTATGGCACCGGCAGCGGCGCGCGGTCCCTGCATGAGGCCTACGAGCGGGCGCGGGAGACCCTGCGCAGCGCCGGCTTCGATGCCCCCAACCCGGTGGACTATGACGCCACGGCCCTGGGCGGCATCTTCCGCGCCACGGGTGGCCGCGACCAGATCGCGCAGCAGTACGCCGCCATCGTGGAGCAGGCGCGGAAGCAGCACCCCGACCGCGCCGCCGAGTTCCTGTTGCCCGAGGATGTGCAGCGGGAGGCGGACAAGACGGCGGTCGGCGCGCGGCGCCGGGCCGAGATGTTGGAACAGGTGGGCGGTGGCGGGGCTGGTGCCCTGGCGGCGCAGATCGGCGCGGCCGTCATCGACCCGGTGAACGTCCTGACCATGCCGCTGGGTGCCGGGCGGATCGGCGGCGGCATCGCCCGGCAAATCCTGCTGGGGGCGCTGGCCGAGGGCGCCGTGGGCGCGGGCGCGCAGATCGCCGCCGACCTCAACCCCTTCGGCGCCGGCGGTGCCTGGGAGCGGCAGCGCCTCGGCCTGCCCATGGATGTGGGCGCCAATGCGCTGGAGGCCTTCGCCGGCGGCGCGGTGCTGGGCGGCGGCCTGCGCGGGCTGGTGGAGGGCTTCCGCTGGTATCGCGGCCGGGTGCCGGCGCCTGACGGTGGCGTGGCTCTGCGGGAAAGCGACGCCCTGCAAGTCCTGGAGCGCGACGCACAGGACCTCGCCAGCAACCCCGCCGGCCCGGCCATGGCGGAGCAGCACATTGACCTGCTGAGCCGCGCCACCGATGCCGCAGCGGCCGGGCGCCTGGCGCCTGACGATGTGCGCGCACCCCTGCCCCGGGCCGAGTTGTCCGGAGATTCCGGACAGGTGCGCATCCACACCCCTGCCGGCCGCAGCATCGCCGCCGAGCCGCAGGTGGTGGAGCTGCGTGACCTGATCCCCAGCCACACCGACGACCTGGCGCCGAACCCCGCCTATCCCCATGCCGAGGGCGTGCAGCCGCGCGACCGGTCCCGCGACGCCAGCATTGCCCAGATCAGGGACATCGCTGCGAACCTGGAACCCGACCGGCTGCGGACGAGCCCGGAGGCCGGCAACGGCGCACCGATCATCGACGCCGAGAATGTGGTGGAGAGCGGCAACGGCCGGGTGCTGGCGCTGCGGCAGGCCTATAACGACCCGTCCCTTGCGCCGCGCGCCGCCGCCTATCGGCAGATGCTGGAGGCCCGGGGCCATGACGTGTCCGGCTTCCAGCAGCCCGTGCTGGTCTCCCGCCGCGTCACCGCCCTGGCACCGGAGGAGCGCCGGGCCTTCGTGCGCGAGGCGAACAGCGGCACGGCCCTGACCCTCGGCGCCGCCGAGCGCGCCCGTCTCGACGCCGACATTGCCGGCCGGGCGCTCGACCTGTACCGGGGCGGCGACATCACCCTGGGCGACAATGCCGCATTCGTCCGCGCCTTCATGCAGGGCGTGCCGGCGGCGGAGCGCGGCGCGATGATGGGGCCGGACGGCGCGCTATCTGGTGAGGGCGCCCGCCGCATCCGTGGCGCCGTGCTCGCCCGGGCCTATGGCGACGAGATGGGCCCGCTGCTGGAGCGCGTTCTGGAGGGCGAGGCCGAGGGCCTGCGCGCCATCGCGGGCGCGCTCCAGGATGTCTCCGGCCCGTGGGCAGCCATGCGTGCCGCCGCGGCGCGCGGGGAACTGGCGCCGGGCATGGATGTCACCGCCGATCTGCTGGCGGCGGTGCGCACCGTCACCCTCTCGCGTGAGAAGCGCATTCCGGTGGCCGACCTCCTGGCCCAGACCGACCTCGACGCGCCGCCGCTGACAGACCAGGCGCGGGCGCTGCTGGCGAGCATGTACCGCGATCCTGGCTACCGGAACGCCGCCGGCCGCGCGTCCCTGGCGGAGCGCCTATCTGGCTATGTGGACGAGGCCATGAAGACCAGCCCGGAGCCCGATCTGTTCGGCGCTCCCCCGGCTGCGGCTGGCGACGTGCTGGCGGCCACCGACCCGATGCGCGGCCGGCAGTCGGCGACGGCGGAGACCGGCCGGCGCACGGCAGAGGTGCAGGCCGCGCCGAAGGTGGAGGATGCCGAGTTCCTGGAAGCGCAGCGCATCGCCGCCGCGCGCGACCTCGCCATTCCGGTGGACGATGCCGGCACCACGCGCGGCCTGCGCGAGCTGCTGGACGAGGCGGAGACGGCCATGGAGGACGCGGCGGGCGCGGCCGCATGTCTGATCGGCGCCGCCGCCGGCCCCCTCATTTGAACCGGGAATTCTTAACATGGCCCTGATCCCCGAACGCCGCACCGGCCCCGGCTCCATGGGCGTGGAGAAGTGCCTGAACGATGGCGTGGAGCAGGGCCGCGTGTCCCGCGCGGGCGCCGAGAAGGCCCTGGCCGCCGTGCGCCGGATCATGGAGGAGAACCCCGGCGTGTCCGAGGGCGCGGCCATGTCCCGCGCGGCGGAGGAATTGCGCATCAAGGCCGCGCAGCAGAAGCGCCAGGTCGCCATGCAGGGCCTAGCGGTCAACCGCATGCTGCAGGATGTGGAGGCGCACCCGGATGGCGTGGCCGCCGGCGCTCGCGGCATCTTCGCGCGCGACATCTCCGGCAAGGGCTCGCAGTTCAACGTCGAGGGTCGGGCGCAGGCGGTGCGCGGCATCCTGCACGGCATGATGGCCGATGCCCTGGACGCCTACCGCAGCAAGAACCTGGGGCTCACCCGCGATACCCTCGGGCTCACCCGCTTTGTGCGCGAGCTATACGGCGAGGCCACCGGCGACGGGGTGGCCGGCGCTGCGGCGCGCGGCTGGACCCAGGCGACCGATTACGCGGTCGACCGGTTCAACGCCGCGGGCGGCGCCCTCGCCAAGAAGCAGGCGTGGAGGCTGCCGCAGACCTGGGACCGCGACGCGGTGAAGGCGCGCGGGCCGGATGCCTTCATCGACTACATGGAGAAGGCCACGGCAGACGGGCGGCTGAGGATCTGGGACTGGGAGGCGGACGCGCCTGTGGACGCCCTGCGCCGCGCGGAAATCATCTCCCAGGCCTATCAGCGGATCACCGACCCCTTCGCGGACATGATCCCCGGACAGACCGGCAGCACGAAGCTGGCCAATTCGCGGGACCAGCGCCGCGCGTTCGAGTGGACCTCGGCCGACGCCTGGCTGGATTTCAACCGGACCTATGGCAAGGGCGATGCGGGCATCTGGGATGCCATCACGGGGCATGTCGACGGCATGGCCCATGACATCGCCATGCTGGAGCGGCTGGGGCCAAACCCTGCTGCGGCCGCGCGCCTGCTGATCGACACGGCGAAGAAGGCAGGGGTTGAGGGCTACGGCCTCCTGCGGCTGGAGGCATCCTGGGACTACATCTCGGGCCGCGCCACCTCCCCGGCCGTCGACTGGATTGCGAAGCTGGGTGGTGGCGTGCGGGCGTGGCTGTCCGCTGCGCAGCTGGGTTCCGCCGTCTTCTCCAGCATCACCGACTTCAGCACCCTCCGCGCCACGGCCGCATGGAATGGCCTGAGCCGCAATGGCGTCATGGGCGAATACCTGTCCCTCCTGAACCCGGCCAACCATGCGGACCGCAAGCTGGCGGTGCGGGCGGGGTTGATCGCGGACGGGTGGGCACAGCGGGCCCGGGCAGCGCAGCGGACCACCATGGAAGAAATCGGCCAGACGCTACCGAACCGGATGGCCAGCTTCATCCTGCGTGCCAGCGGCATGGAGGCGCACACGTCCGCCGCCAAGTGGGCCTTCGGCATGGAGTTCCTGGGCCACCTGGCGGACCAGTCCGCCAAGGAGTTCGGCGCCCTCGATGCGCCCCTGCGCCGGACCATGGAGCGCTACGGCCTCGACGCCGCGTCCTGGGACCTGATCCGCAGCCGCGGCGTCTACAAAGAGGATGGCATGGAGATCGTCTTCCCGGAGCAGCTGCTGCGCCAGCAGGGCGGGGAAGGCCTGGATCGGGCAGGCCAGGAGGCTGCCACCCGGCTGCTGGAGATGATCAACACGGAGCGGGGGTTCGCCGTCATCGAGCCCGGCATCGCGGAGAAAGCCATGGTCATGGGGCAGTCTCGCCCCGGCACCATCGAGGGCGAGTTCTTCCGCTCATCCATGCAGTACAAGGCTTTCCCCATTTCCATGATGTCGCGCCATCTCGTGCGGGGCATGGAGAGCTACCGGGCGGGGGATCATGGCCGGTACATGGCGGCGCTTCTGGTATCGCTGACTGCCATGGGCGGCCTGGCCGTGCAGCTGAAGGAAGTCGCCAAGGGCAAGGACCCACGCGACATGACCGACTGGAAGTTCTGGGGTGCCTCCTTCCTCCAGGGAGGCGGCGCGGGGATCGTCGGTGATTTCCTCGGCGCCAGCCTGAGCCGCGCGGACCAGTCCTTTTACGCGACGGTCTTTGGCGGCCCCACCGGCGGGCTGCTGGATGACCTGTCGAAGCTGTCTGGTGGCAACCTCAGCGCAACAGCCGAGGGCAAGGACACCAATTTCGGACGAGAGCTGGCCCGGTTCGCCCGGCGCAACACCCCCGGCACGTCCCTCTGGTACACGCGCCTGGCCCTGGACCGCATGCTGTGGGATCGGCTCCAGGAACTGACCGACCGCGACGCCGGCCGCTCCTTCCGCCGCATGGAGGACCGGGCGAGGAAGGAAACCAAGCAGGAGTTCTGGTGGAAGCCGGGGAACGCCCTGCCCTCCCGCGCGCCGGGGCTGGGGGCTCCTTAGCCAGAACCTCGGCAGTGTCGCGGTTTCTTACGCCCGCCCTGCCCGCGCCCACTGATCCACGCGCGGCGCCTTGATTCTAAACTCGTTTCGTCGGTGGTCCGGGTTTTGCTGGTGAGGCTGTCTCACCCGCAGGAGGACACACCGATGAATTGGGTTCGCAAGTTGGCCGTGGCGGCGGCGCTCATGGCCGCCACGACTGCGGGGGCCGACGCCGCGGTCATCTTCAGCTTCAGCCAGGTCGGGCCGATGCAGCACTCGCCGAACCCGCCGTTGGGGAACTGGATCATCAATGGAGAGCTGATAATCTCGGATGAAGCGGCGGACAGCGGCTTCAATTATCAGGTCTTCAACTCGGACACGGCGCCCTACCAACAGTCCTCCTTGGACGGGCTCCTGTCGCTTCGTGTCGAGGGCGGCAACCGTTACAACGTCAACGGCGACTTTGGCTTTGCCACTCTGGACGATTTCACGCGGCAGCGTTCGCTTGGCAGCTTTGGCCAAATCAGGACGCTCTCACTGACCGGGGACATTACCTCGGGGCTGAGCGGCATCATCAATTTCAGAAACACGGAATCTGAGTTTTACTTGCAGTTGAGCGGGACAACCTTCACCGGGCAGTTCGCTGCCGACTATGCGCAAAGCTGCGCCAACCCGCTCTGCACCTTCTCAGGCACCATCACGACAACTGCCGTTCCGGTTCCTGAACCCGCCTCGATGGCGCTGTTCGGCGTGGGGGTCGTCGGGCTGGGGATGATCCGGCGGAAGCGCCGGGGGGCCTAAGCCGCCCCGACCGGATACTGCTGGAGGGCGGCGGACCAGTTGCCGCCCCACGTGGACTTATGCGGCTTCCCCGGCCGCCACAGCCGCTCCTTGTAGCAGGCCCATGCCGCCTCTGGTTCCTCCGGAATGGCATAGGGGTCTGTCAGCAGAAGCAGGCGCGCGAGGGCGTAGGCCAGCAGATCGTGGCCTTCAATCGCGCGCCACAGAGGCGGCGCCTCGGGCACCACCGTGGCGGCATCGCAGCACACCAGCGTGCGCGGCCGGCTGGTGGGATGCCGTAGGACGCCGGCCACCCCGCCGCCCTGTTCGAACTGCCACCAGCCCCGGGCCGGGCCCGCTGCTCCGCCCGTCACCACCTGCGCCCGGTGCTGCAGCCCGCTTTCCTGCATGGCGATGGCGAGCAGGAAGCGCCGCGCCGGGGCCGTCGAGCGGACCCCGGTATATGCCTCCAGCCAGGCGGCGCCCGGCTCCAGGATGGTCCGGCGGAATTCCTCGACGTTCACGACGGCTTGCCCTGCTTGGCGGCTTCGATAGCGGCATTGGCCATGCGGCGGAGCGTGTCCTTGTCGGGCCGCAGTTCTGCCAGCACCTCGGGGAGATTCCGGTTCACATAGCCCGCCACGAAGTCAACAGCGGCCGCCCGGTTCATCTGCCCGGACGCCAGCGCCGGCAGCAGGTCATAGGCGGCGCGGGACAGAGCGCCGGTCAGCAGCGCCATGCGCTTGTCGTGGGCAATGCTGGAGAGCACCGTCCGCGCCGGGCCTGGCAGCAGGGTAAGAACCCAGCCGCCCAGCGCCACCAGCACCGGAAGGACCACCACTTCGGCAATGGTGGGCAGCAAGGGAATCATCCAATCGGGCATTGAAGCCTCCTAGGTTTCGCGGTCAGGAATTCGCCACCGTGCGGGCGTGTCGTCGTCGCTGTTCGGCCGCGGCGCCATCGGCGAGCCGAGCCGGGTTTCCAGCCGCTCCTGGCGCCGGAGGATTTCCTCCAGGCGCGGCAGGATGCCGGCGATGGTTGTGGCTATCGCGTTGGCGCGCTCCAGCTGCGCCTGGTCTGCGCGCTCCATGGCGGTCACGCGGTCGCGCAGACCCTCTAGCTGCTGGTCACGCACCGATGCCGTGGTGGCCTGCCGCGTCTCCACTGCCTGGAGCCGCTGGCCGTGGGAGCCGAGGGCGGCGGAGATGTCGACGCTCTTGGTCTCGATGGACGCCACCCGCGACATCAGCGGCGCGAGGGCCATGTTGCCGACCACGCCCACGATTGTGAGGATGCCCACGCCCATGGCCACCGCCGGCCCGCCGACGCGGAGCCAGCCCGGGGTTTCCGTGGGCTTGTTCAGGTGGGGCGCCAGGATGCTCGCCACATCCTTGGCCAGATATTCGGCAGACATGCGGACCTGCTGGTTGCCCTTCACATCGTGGGCCGCCTGCTGGGCGCGCGCCGCTTCCACCCGGGCGTCCAACTCGGCAGCGGTGAAGAGCTTTTCCCCACCGCCGCCGTTGCCGCCTTGCCCGCCTTGTCGCATCGGCATCGCGCCGCTCCTCCGTTAAGGCACGATCGCGTGCGCATAGACCGCACCTTGCAGCGTCTCAATTTGCAGGTCGGTCAGCGCGTCGAAGGTGAACAGAGCCACTTCCGACACGAGCAGTTCTGGTCCCGCGACGCTGCCAGCGTCATCGAAGTACCCGACGCGCAGCGTGCCGGACGAGGGCAGCGCCATACCGGGGGCAAACCCGCCCTCGGTGCCCATGATCACGTCGTCATTCACTTTGTGACGCACCGCGCGGGCGTTCAGCGTCGCATCCACCACCACAGCCACCGCCACCTTTACGCCAGCGCCGCCGGTGAAAAGGTTGATGTTCTCGCTGTTCGTCTCGGTCTGGTACTCGCCGCCGTCGTTCTGGTCTATCAGCGCAATGGAGGCGGGGTTGTCATAGTCATTCGCCTGGCCGGTGCCGGTGAATGCCAGCACGCGGTGAAACTGGGCGTTGGCCCCGACCTGCTGGAAGGCAATCACCGCGCCCAGCTTCTTGCCGCCGGCAGGCATACCGGACAGCAGAGCCTTGAGGCCCTGCGTGCCGCCCTGGATGCGGACGCAGGGGACATCCTGCGGGCCGCCGCTCATGTAGTAGAACGAGCCATCGTCCTTGGTGAAGCGCGGCCGGAAGCCAGCAGACGGCGCGGCAAAGGGCGAGCCCGAGGCGTCCTGGTTGTGCCAGGTCGCATACGTGCCGCGCGCATTCGCTGCCCGCGTCGACAGCCAGGCCGTCACGGCTGCCCGATCCACGACGCCGCTGCTGTTGAGGCCGAAGGCTTGCGACACGATGGGCGCAACCGTCGTCTCCAGCGTGACGATAGACCCAGCGTAATCCTGCTTCGTCCGGCGCATGGCCAGCCGCGTGTGGTACGTCACCGGCAGCGTGGGATAGCCCGGGCCGGTGCCGCCGTCGCCGCCGCCAGGATCGGCCGGCACCGCCGTGAAGTTGAACGTCACCGGCTGCGTGGAAGATCCGCCGGCATTGCTGGCCGTGATGTTGGACGTGAAGGTGCGGTCAACCGTCGTGTCCGAAATGGTCTGCTTCAGCAGGACATCGCCGTCCAACTCCACGGCGAAGCGCGGATCGGAGCTAGTAACGGTGGTGGGCGCATCGCCGGTCATGCCGATGCGGCCTAGGACCGTGTTCAACGCCGCGTTGGCGGGATTGCTGAAGGACTGGCCCGCGACGATGCCCGGCGCCACGGTTTCGCCTTCACCCGGCTGCCCACTGGCGCGCTCCAGCGGGACGATGAAGTCTTTCGCCTTGGCGCGCCGCTCCTCCAGGCTGTACCCGACCGGGCCCACCCCTTCCGCCTTGTGCCGCGCGATGATTTCGGCGCCCTGGTCCGTGGTGCCGATGATGTCATGCAGCGCCACTGACCGAAGGGCCAGAACGGGATAGTTGCCGTTGGCGAAGCCGGCCGCGTTCAGGCCCTCCTGCGGCGGATGGAGCACGCCCGACATTGCCGCCCAGGTCTTTGCGCCCGAGTTGGGCGTAATGGCATCGCCGACAATGGCGTTGTAGTAGGACCCGCGCCGGTAATCGAAAACGTTGTCGGGCTGGAGCATCCGGCCGACGCTCCAGTTCGACGCCCACTGAAGATGCGTCCCGGCCGATTCAATACCCGCCAGGATGTAGGCCATGGCCTTGCCGGCCGTGGCGTGATCATCCATCCACGGCTTGATTTCCGAGGCGGGATCAGCGTCAACGCCCGCGTGCCAGCCGTAGGCCGCGCCCTGGCCGGTCTGCCAGGCAGGCTGGCGGGCAATGAGGTACTGGAAGTTGTAATCGAGCAACTGGCGCAGAGGCTCCAGGAGCGGGCTGGTGCCAGGCAGCGCCGCCACGGCCTGCGCCACGGCATTGAGGCGCCAGCCCGTCTCGCGAACCTGGTTGCCCTGGCAGATAAGCCAGTCCTTGTCGCCCTGCCGGTACCGGGCATAGGTCGCCTGGTCGTACACGTTGAAGCAGGCGAATTGCTCCAGCAGGTCGGCAAACCACTGGTCACCGGTGGCCAGATAGGCGGGCAACGTGGTGGCGGGCTGGTGCGCCATGTCGATCTTCCAGCCAGTCGGCCCCCACTCGATGAGCGTGAGATTGGCCGGGTTCTGGTCGCCCCGGTAATCCAGCCACATGTTGGGGTAGCCGATGGTGGGGAAGTTGTTCAGGGAGACGCCCTTGGCAGCGTCGTGGAAGTTCCAGGGGATGTGACCTGAGGCTTCCGCCTGCGCGATCATCACGTCATGGGCGCGGGGGTCCTGCGTGACGCACCACGCCTCCGCGATCGCCGGCATGATGCCCAGTTCGTCGCGGTCGCCGGTGCCGGGCATGTCCTTGGGCAGCCCAGCCGTGCCCAGCGGCGTGCGGTAGCTCGCGGCGACGGAGGCATATTGCGCGAGCGTGGTCTCCGCCAGACCGGTGGCGAGATCATAGTTGGGCAGGAAGCCATTCTGCATCCACAGCCCCGTGTCGAACTGCGGATAATGCACGGGGGGGAAGGCGCCGGCATTGGCCGTGGGCGACAGGTCCGACCGCATGACCTTGCGGAACTTCTGCCCGGTGACCATGCGGAAGTTGGTCAAGCTGAGCACGCTCGTGCCGTTGTGGGTCAGGGAGACGTTGACCAGCCAGGACCCGACATTGCCCGGGTTCGACCACATGTTCAGGTCGGAGCAGATGCCATAGTCCGCCACGATGGTGCCGTTGCTGTAGGCGCGCAGGTTCAGCAGCACGCGGAGGCCCTGCGTGAGCCGCTTCTCAAAGCGCGCCTCGGTGCAGATCGGGCCGCGCCGCCAGTAAACGGGCGTGATGGAACCGCGCAGCGCAGCGGGGGAAATGTCGGTGGTCTGGTTGATGGCCGTGACCGTGCCGTTGTCCTGGTAGTTGCCATCAGGGTAGGCGCCGAAGGACTTGGACGAGACCACCGTAATGGAGGCGCCGAACATGGCCACGGCCGCCGCCATCAGGTCCACGTTGGTCCCGCTGGCGGTGCCGTTCTCCTTGATAGTCGCGGCCTTGGGCGTGTCCGCCTGCACCAGCGGCGCCATGCAGGACACGGAGCCATTCTTGGCGGAGCCGTCCGCGTGCAGCCGCTTCACGTCAATCTGCACCGGCACCAGCACGCCGTCGCCCAGGTCGTAGGCGTAAGCCTTGTTCTGCGCCGGGAAGATTTTGCCGGCGGGGAAGCTCATGCCGAAGGTGGTGGGAAGCGCAGGCACCGGGGCGCCCTTGGGGCCTGCGAAGCGGAAGGACTGAATCGCCCCCGCCGCGTTGCTGCGGGCCAGGAGCGGCGCGAAGACGACGCCGCTTTCCGGCATGGCCGGCGGGGTCTGCGCCACATACAGCGCGGGGTTGAAGGCGCCCACGGGTTCGGGAACCACCACGACTTCCGCCGTGGCCGTGAAGGTGGATTCCTCGAACACCGCCGGGTTGCTGGTCAGCGCGTCGCGCACGGTCAGCGTGAGGGACTGGCCGCCAGCCGCCGCCGTTCCGCCACGAAGAACCTGGCTCTTGCCGGCGTTGGCGGTCAGCGTGCCGGAGGTGGTGCGCGTGATGCCCGCGGCCGGGCTCGTCGGCAGGATGTCCGCCAGCTTGAGAGTGGCCGCGGCGTCCAGGGGGAAGGTCGCGGATGCGGGGCTGAAGGTGGGCTTCGTGATGGTGGGCGTGCCGCCGCCCGCCGCCGCGATGGTGACGGTGGCCGCGCCGTTCTGCGGCGAGTTGGTGGCGTTCCCGTGGGTGTCGCGCACGGACAGGCTCAGCGTGCCAGCCGTCAGCGTGCCGGTGTCGCTGCGGATGATGCGGCGCCCGGTCGTATCGTCGGGGTCCATGATGGCAGCGGGGCCACCCAGGATCAGCGCGCGGGTGGCGCCGGAGGGCGTGGCCACGTTGACCGTGCCCAGCAGCGTGCCGGCCGCTGCATCCGCCGCCACGCCGGTGGCCGGGGTGATGGTCAGGGTGGGCAGCGTCACGGGATTGGGGTTGGGGTTCCCGCCGCCGCCGGTGATGCCGAGTTCCGCCAGCACCGTTTCCACGATGGCCCGGACTTGCTGCTCCGCCGCCGTGATGATCAGGCCCGGCGCGGCGGAGGCCGGCTTGCCGTCCGGCGTGGCCACCGGAATTGTGGAGCCGTCAGGCAGAGAAATCAGGTTCGGCGGATTGGGGATCTTCGGCATCTTATAGCTCCACCGGGGAACCATCACCCCACAGCACGGGCGTCCCATCGGGCCAGAGAAGTGCAGCGGGATTGCCGGGGATCGGCGGCGGGCCGCCGGGGGTGGGGTTGTGTTCCCCACCCCCTACCCGACGCCGCCTCCGCCGGCGGCGAAGGCTCGCCTGCTGCCTCGCCTGAAGGCGCCGCATCAGGTCCAGGAAATCGGGTGCGCCCGCCATGGCGGGCGGTCCCTTACGCTGCGGTGGACATCTGCGTAGTGGTCACCACCCCGGTGGCGGGGTTCACGGTGGCCACATACGCACGCAGCGCAATCGTGCCGCCGAAGCCCGTCACCGCGAAAATGATGTCCCCGGTTTCGAGGTTCGCTTCCTTGACGGCATCGTTGAAATAGCCGTTGGCGAAGGCGGTGGTGTGGGTGTCGGCCGTCCGGTACTGGAAGACCTTCTGGCCTGCCCAGTCGCCGAACTTGTTCAGCGTCTCACGGGTGAATGCCATGGCTTAGGCCTCCTTCGCGGGCATACGCACCACGCCCTTGGCGTCGATCAGACCGGCGCCCATGGACATCATGCTGTTGACGAAGTGCGCGGCGCGGTCGCCGTGCCAGGTGATGTCCGTGGTCACGTCCGCGCCGATGGCCTGCGCCACGGCATCGCCGTGGAACATGAAATTGTTCCGGACATCGCCGTCCAGCGGCAGGCCCGTGAACATCATCCACCACATGCCCAGCCAGGCCTTCACCTGCGTGGCGCCGCTCTTCCAGGGGAGGTCGCCATCCCCGACATAATCGGCGTCGGCGAATTCCGGGATCAGCAGCAGTTCATTCCACTGCTTCGGGCCGACGATGGAGAACCGGCGGCCGTCATCCGGCACGTCCGCGCTGTTCAGCATCTCGAAGCCCTGGAGCACCTTGGTGCGGGTCAGGCCATCCGCGCCGGTACCGGCATTCTGGGAGGTCGGGGTCTCGTTCAGCGCGCCGACGATCTGGTCATCGGTCTCACGGCCCAGCGCCCAGGCGCCGGCGTTGGCGAGGTGCTGCCGTTCGTCGATGTTGGTCTTCAGCTCGTCGAGCTTATCGACCCAGGCGCCGGCGTACCGGTCCACCAGGAACACCTCCACGTTGCCGTGGTCGGGGTTCATCGGCGGAATCTCGCCATGGCGCGGCTTGCTGGTGGCCTTGCCGCGCCCGAACAGCGGGAAGGTGGTGGAAGCGCCGCGAATGCCGGTCTTCGTGCGGACCAGCCCGCGCAGCTTGGACCCACGGCGCTGATAGGCCTGGTGGACCTCCGCGCCGTACTGCTTGATGAATGCCTGGTCGATGGTGTTGGGCACCGGACAACTCCGAGAAAAACGGTTTCCCGCTTCCACTCTGGTTGTCCGCTGGTGCCCCTCTCGCCGGTTGCCTCTCGGGCCGGCAGGTGCTCAACGGGCCTTCGTTTCAGCCTCTGATTTGCCGCCTATCCAGAGGCCCCAAAAACCCGTCAAGCATCTTTCATCAGCTGGGGTAGAGCGTTTTCCAGTCGCGCTCGACTTCGGCCAGCAGCGCCGGGTCCTTGTCGCGCCAGTATTCCGGCTTCGCCATCTTCGCGCGAATCTCGTCCTCGGTCAGCGCGCCCACGGGCTTGCCGTTGCCGCCGGCCGGCGGAGCGAAGCGGCTGCCGGTGGCGCGCGCCGCCAATTCCTCCAGCGCTTCCACGGCTTTTGCATCGGACACCAGGCCGTCCAGAGCATTGGCTCGGTCGCCCAGCACGGTGCGCAGGCTGCCCCAGAGATGCTGCACCCGACGCTGCCCGTGCTCACCCAGCTGCCCCCACAGCTTCTCGCGCTCCGCCTGCATGTCGCTCTCGGTCGGCACCCGCTGGCCGTTCTCGCGCGCGACCTCGACCAGCAGCGCCTGGAAATCCTCGGGGGACGTGCCGGCGCGGTGGGCCATCTGCCGCAGCATGCCCAACGCCTTGCTATCAGGGTTGAGCGGCAGATAGGTTTTCCCCGGCTCCGGCGCGAAGTCTGCGCCAGGCGGGCCTGCCATGATCACGACATCCACCGCATCTTCCTGCGGCGCCAGCGGATATTCCTCCGGCTTCGCGGGCCGCTTGCCGAACAACTCGGCCTCGATCTCCTGCCGCACCGTCGGCTTCAGGTTCTCGGCCAGCTTGCCGCGCTGCTTCTCCAGCTCGCCGTAGGACTTCGCCAGCTGCTCGCTGCGCAGCTCGCCCTTCTCGGCGTCCCAGAACTTCTCAGGTGCCCAGGATGGCCGCGCCGCCGCGGCGCTTCCGCCGCCCTGGTTCCCGTCCGCCGGCGGCGCCGCCGTCCCCGGCTGCGCTTCCTGCTGCCCCTGCTGCTGCCCGTCGTTCTCGGCCATCTGCCATCCTCATGTCGATAATGGCCACCATCGCCCTGCGGCCCTCAAGGTCGCGCAGTTCGGCGTCGGTGGCAGTGGGCGGAAGCACCCGCCCCGTGGTGATCTTGCGGAGATAGGCCAGCGCCTTCCCGCCGGCAGGCGTGCTGAAGGTCTCCAGCACCGCCTCGCTCGCCGCCGCGTCGGCCTCCTCGCTGAAGCGCGCGCCGTCCCCGATCATGCCGGCGCCCCGCCGCCCGCGCCGGGAATCATCCCCTGCTGCTGAGCCATGGTCATGGCCTGCTGCATCAGCGCCTGCTGCTCCGTCTGCGTGCGCAGCAGCGTCGGGTTGAACCCCATCTTGTCGGCCAGGAATCGCGTCAGCTTATCGGTGTCCGCCACCAGCAGCGGCGCCTGGGGACCAAGAATGCTCGCCACGGTCTGGAGAAAGTTCACATGCCGCAGGATGTCGTCCTGCGCCTGTGCCCGGGTCAGCGGCGACAGCGGCCGGACCTTGATCTTGTCGCCGTCGATGGGCGGCAGGTCGGCCATGCCCTGCGACCGCTTCAGCAGCCACCACACCCGCCCGACTAGCGGGAACAGGAATTCCTTCAGCAGCCGGCCATAGGCGCCCGTGAGGCGCCGCGCCCGGTCAGCGGTGCGCTGCGCAATTTCCGTGGCCGTCTTGGGGGTTTTGGTGATGTCGCCCAGGTCGTTGACGTAGAGCGCTTCCTTGATCGCCGCTCGCAGCTGGTCCAGCTGCATCTGCGCCAGGTTCACGTTGCCGGTCGGCGCCAGGTTCTCCAGCCCCTTCCCGCCCGGCATGCGCGGGATCAGCGCGCCCGGCTCCAGGATGGCCGTGTCAGGGTTGATCACCCCGTCATCGTCGTACATCCAGATGCCGGAAAGCTGGAGGTCGGCGGTCTCCAGCATCAGCTCCACCAGCTTGTTGGCCACCCGGATATCGGGCAGCGCCATCATCACCGGCCCGCGGCCCATGGCCTCGCCCGCCACGCGGCTGAAGGAGGGAGCCACGAAGGGGCAAGAGCCCACGCCCTCGCTCCTCTCCTCCAGCAGCAGGCCCCCGGCGGTGCGCTCCTTCCACGCCACCCGCTGCACCCACACCTCGCGCCCGCGCGCTGACCAATCGCGCTCCACGCCCTCCAGCAACTCGATTTCCAGCGTCGGCTCCCGTTCGCGCCGGTCCGCCAGCTCCTGCGGCAGCTTCGCCAGGGGCCATAGCTCCTCGATGTGCTGCAGCTGCACCTTCCGAGGCATGAACAGCGCGTCCACCTCATTGCGGGGGCCGGTGTCCAGCACGCACTGGGTCAGCGGCACCGCGCGGAAGCTCACGGGGGTTACCGCATCCCCGGCCTCGATCAGCAGGATGCCGGTGCCGATGCAGTAATCCAGCAGCGCCTCATGGGCGCCGCTGCGGAAATTGCTGTTGTTGATGGCCTCGATGACGGCGGTGGAGATGTCGGCCAGGCGCCGGTTCACCTCCTCCTGCTTCTCTTCCTCGATGCCGGGCCCGGCCTTCAGCTCGAAGGGCGTCTGGTCCGCCGGCCACACATCGTCCAGGGTCTGGGAGGCCAGGCCCTGGATGGCGGTCACGGCCGTGCTGTCGAACAGCCGGTCCACATCCGGCCCGCCATCGGCCATGTAGCTGCGCTGGCGCAGCGGCAGGGCGAATTCATAGCAGGCGTCGATGGTGGAGGCGAAGGTGTCGCGCCGGCCCTTCGCCTTCTCGAACCGCTCAATCACGCGCTGCGCGTCGCGCTGCGGCGGCGACGGCACGCGCAAGGTGGGCTCATTGGCCGTGGCCGCCCGTCGCATGGATGCCGCCTCGCCGCGCTTCGCCATCAGACGCCCCCCAGCCCCGTGGTGTATCCGGTCTCGCCCGCCGCGCTCAGCAGCGACCGGCGCCCGCGCAGGCCAGAAGCCGCCGCCCGGCGGTCCAGCTCTGCCTGTTGCTCGGCCTGCAGCTTCTCCCGCTTGGCCCGGTCCGCCGCATCCGCTGCGGCCTTGTCTGCCTCCGCCTGGCGTGCCAGCTCCTCGGCTGTCGGCTGCGGTGCGCTCACCTTGGGTGCGCTACGCATCTGTGTTCCTTCCAATTTCTCGTGCCCCGAGGCGGCGGAGCATCCAGAACAGCTTGTGCGGCGTCAAAGGAAGCCTGCGCAGCCCCAGGATGGCGCCGATGCACCCGGCGCAGGTCACCGCCCAGCGCGGCCGCACCACGACATTCGCCTGCGGCTTGATCTCCAGCAGCCGCAGCCGGCCGATCTTCGCTTCCGCGAACCACCGCAGCACCGCCTCATGGGGCGCCACGCCGATATGCACCCCCGTGACCAGCGCCTCCGCATAGAGCCAGACGCCCGGCCCATCGGCCGCCGGCACGAAGCCGAAGGTGAAGCAGTGGCCGAAGCCCGGTGTTAGGAACCGGCCCCACCAGATGCTCGTCTTCGGCTCGAAGGCCACGATCCACTTTGCCGGCGTCAGTCCCGCCGCATCGAATACCTGTTCCGTCACCGCCGCCCCCGCCGATCCAGCCCCTGCCACCCGCGCCCGCTTATGCGCGCCACCGGCGCCGCGCCCGGCCGGCGCATCGGCGGGCCGCCGTTGTGCCCGATCATCTGCCGGTTCTGCGGGTCCACCTGCGTCAGCAGCGCCCGCCCCTCGCCGCCGCCAACCACCGCGTATTGCAGCGCGTCGGCAATGTGGCTGAACCGGTTCTTGTCGGGCGTGTCGCTGTATTGCTCCTGGCTGGTGGACATGCGCCGATACATGTAGCCACCGCCCACCGCCTCCAGCAGCAGCCGGCAGCGCGGGGAGAACACGATTGCGGCGCCTTCCTCGCTGGTCCGGCGCAACAGCTGGTCCACGGCATTGGTGCGAATGGATGGGTCGTTCGTCGGCGCCGCGATGATCTTCAGGCCCTTGGCCCGGAACATCAGCATGGGCGAAATCTCGTCCGCTTCCGCCAGGTTGTCGCCGGCCGGGTCGCCGAACATGACGAAGTTGGCGCCCGGGAACCGCGTGGCCATGAAGGGCTTCAGCATGTCAGCGAACGCCGACGCCCCCATGTTGTCGGCCCAGAACTCATCCAGGATATACCAGCGGCCGAACACGTATTGGGCAAAGACGGCGGCAGGGGTGCGGCCGAAGTCTTGGCCCACGATGATGGGGTGGCCCGGGAATGCCTCAATCGGCTCAGCCGCCTTGTGCTTCGCCTCGACATAGGCGGGCCAGACCGGCTTGCCCTGCCGCTGCCGCCCCGGCTTGTTCAGCAGCTCTGTCCGAATGCCTTCCTCGGTCTTGCCGCCGATGGCATCGGCATAATAGCTGGGCGGCAGGTTCGGCAGGTTTTCGGCCGCCGGGCTCGGCACATAGCCCGTTACCTGGCCGTCGTGGTTTTTCACCTCCAGCACTGCCGGAGGCTGCAAGAAAAACTCCCAGTTGGCGGGCTTGGTCAGGCTCATGCGCTCGCTGGCAGAGAGGCCATCCGGCGGCGTTACCTGCCCCGACATGATGGAGGACCAATGGCCTTCCGTGGGCGCGTTGGTCTCGCCCATGACCTGCGGCGCTGCGCAGCCACCAGCCGCCACGGGGGGAAAGCGGCCCGTGCGCTCCACCAGCGTTGTGATGATTTCCCGGGGAATATAGCGGTATTCCGAGACCCAAGCGTCGGAGATTTCCAACGACTTCAGGTCTTCAACATCTTCCGCTTTGTCCAACGCATAGAACAGCCATTCCCAGTCCAGGCCCGGCAGGCGGATATGCCGGCGCGGCCGGCCTGACACCGTGATAGGCCCCCAAATGGACTCGGGCATCTGGCCCCGGATGGAGGGCAACACGGTGTCCACCAACTGTTTGTTGGTATTCCGCACTACCAGGGTCCGCCGGTAGCGCGTCCCCTTGGTCAAGCCCATCTGGCCGTTGGCTTCCGGCTGGAGATGGATGGCATTGACCATCAAGGTTTGGATAAGGCCGGTTGTCTTGCCCGACCCCACCGGCCCTTGCAGGAACTTCGCCCGCGCGCCCGACACCAGGAACCGCTGAACGGTCAGCCCCGCCGGGCGGATGTCGATCGCGGGGAGAAGGTCAGCCATCAGGGATAGCCCACAACATCGGCCGCGCATCGCCCGCAGCGGATCGCGTGCGGCAGCAGCATGAACAGGTCGGAACCGCAGTCGCACCGCCAGAAGGACCGCCCCTCCTCCGGCATCGGCGCAGCCACGAAGGCGCCGTGGATCAGCCCGCAGCCCGGGCATTCCAGACGATAGGTGCCGAGCGGCGCAGTCGCCGCCCACTGGTGCCCGCACGACATGCAGCGCGCATCACCAGCCATATGCGGCCGGCGGTCGGCGAGGGAGACCACCTCAGCCATGCCCCTGCATCCTGGCCACATCAACCATGAACGAGACCCGGCGCCGTGCCTCTTCCAGCGCCCGCGCCGCGGGGACGCCCTGCGCCTCCAGTTTCACCTGAACCGTGCTGACCAGCCACGCGCGCGGCACCGTCACCACAGGCAAATCAGCAGCGGCAGGGGGGGGCGATTCATCGTGGATAACGTCGGGCACCGGGACCGACCCCCGGCATTCGCACGGCCGATCCGGCGGGCATGGCTCGAAACGAGCAGGGCAATCCGGGCCAGGGGTACAAACCA